ACCGGCAGGCGTTCGGCGTGAAATGCGACTGCAGTGACCGATTGATATGGATGCTGGAGGAGACCGGCACCATCACACATCCGCAGATAGCGGCAGCTATCATCCGCCTGATCGGCGGAAGCGTGGATCAGTACAATGATCTGGTGGACAAATCGCATCACGCCCGTGTCGTGCCAAAGGTGAAGCAGCCGAAAGGGCGCGGCAAATGGTATAGCAAGATGATCTGAGGTGGCTTATGCCGCCTCTTTTTTTGTGTGTGGATGACAATGGATGCGCGTCTCCCAGACGTGGACGGGCCATGCACGGGCGTGGGGAGGGTGGCTGACATTGGGGCATGCGGATTTGATACGATATATGCAGATGTTATATGGAGGGAGGTGGTGACATGGCTGCGCTGGACTGGGCCGGGCTACGGGCGGAATACATATCCAGCGGATTGAGCTATGGAGAGCTTGCGCAGAAGCACGGGATATCAAAAAGCGCGATAGGCAAGATCGGCAAGCGGGAGGACTGGCCGAGGCTGCGCGCGGAATACCTGGCGGAGGCATCCAAGCGCGCGCTGGAGGACGGCATAGATTATGAGGTGGACAGGCTTAAAAAAATCATGCAGGCTGCCACAGCCATGAGCGATGTCATCGCCGGAATATACGCAGATCCACAGCAATTCTACCGGCACCTGGTGCAAAACAAATATATATCCGATGACGGCGGCATGGATGTTGTGACCGAGGAAAAAGTGTTTAAAAAAGCGGATACCCGCGCCATAAAGGATCTGACCGGCGCGATGCGTGACATGACGCTGGTGATGCGCAACCTGTTTAACCTGCCCACGCAGGCGGAGCGGGAATCCCAGAGGATCGCTGCGGAGCGCCTTAAATTGGATCAGCAGAAGGCCGCCAGTGAGGATGACAGCAGCAAGCGCGTGATCATCAGGATGGACGATATGGAGGATTATGCCCAATGACAGACATCATCCGATATATCTCCCCGCCCAGCGAAAAGCAGAAGCAATTCCTGCTGGCAAAGACAAAGCATGTGGGGTTCGGCGGGGCGCGCGGCGGCGGGAAGAGCTGGTCTGTGCGCACGAAGGCGAAGCTGATGGCCCTTAAATATCCGGGGATACGGCAGCTGATTGTGCGCCGCACCTACCCGGAGCTGATCAACAACCACATCAACATCCTGCGCGCGGAGCTTAAGGACATTGCCCGGTACAACGATAAGGACAAGGTTTTCAAGTTCATCAACGGCTCCACCGTGAATTTCACCTATTGCGCCAGGGATTCCGACCTTGAACGGCTGCAGGGCGTGGAATACGACATCATCTATCTGGATGAGGCCACGCAGCTTTCCGAGCATCAGATGAAGACCATCACCGCCTGCCTGCGCGGCGCGAACGATTTCCCCAAGCGGGTTTATTACACCATGAACCCCGGCGGGCAGGGCCACGGCTACATCAAGCGCATCTTCATCGACAGGCGATTCGAGGAAGGGGAAAACCCGGAGGATTACACCTTCATCCAATCCCTTGTGACCGACAACAAGGTGCTGATGGTCAAGCAGCCGGACTATATCAAGCAGCTGGAAGCCCTGCCCCCGAAGCTGCGTGAGGCATGGCTGTACGGCAGATGGGATATCTTTGAGGGCCAGTTCTTCGAGGAATTCAGGGAGACCCCCGACCCGGCGAAGGCTGCCGAAGAGGGTTGCACCGTGGAAGAGCTGATGCATCAGCGCCGGTGGACGCATGTGATCGAACCCTTTGAGCCGCCCCGTGGCTGGACGATATGCAGAAGCTATGACTTCGGATACAACAAGCCATTCTCCTGTGCGTGGTGGGCGGTGGACTATGACGGCGTATTGTACCGCATCCTTGAGCTGTACGGCTGCACCAAGACCCCCAACGAGGGCGTGAAGTGGGCGCCCGATAAACAGTTTGAGGAGATCGCCCGGATAGAAAGGGAGCATCCCTGGCTGAAGGGCAAGCACATCGCTGGCGTTGCCGACCCCGCCATATGGGACGCTTCCCACGGCATATCCATCGCCGAAGAGGCGGGCAGGCACGGCGTGCTGTTCACTAAAGGCGATCATGAGCGCATCAGCGGATGGATGCAATGCCATTACCGGCTGCAGTTCGATGAGGGCGGATATCCCCGGATGTATGTGTTCAATAACTGCAAGGGGTTCATCCGCACCGTGCCGGGGCTTATGTATTCCGAAACCAAGCCCGAAGACCTTGACACTGATGGCGAAGACCATATCGCCGATGAATGGCGGTATATGTGCATGTCGCGGCCCATTAAGCCGGTGCGCGTGCAGACGGCGGAAGTGCTGTTTACGAGCGACCCGCTTAATCAGGTGGCAGGATGGACACCCAACAAATACACAACGACACAGATAAGAGCAAAGGAGTGATCACGATATGGCCCAGAAAAAGAGACCCGATGACGAGCGCATGCGGCAGCAGGACAAGCCGACCGGCAAGCCGGAACAGGATACCCCGCCCCAGACGGAAGCGGCGCAGGCTGGACAGCAGCCCATGCGACCGCAGATCGATCCCCGGATGATCATGATGGCGGCGATGCAGCAGAAGGCCGCGCAGGAATCCCCGGCAGGCCGCAGCATCGGACAGGCGGAGGGCATGCCCGGTGAGAGCGGTGTGCAGGGCAATGAGCCTGTGCAGGGATTTGTGCCCACGGCAGCGCCTGTGGCAAAGCGCATGACCAAGGACAGGCTGACCAAAGCCATGCAGGATCTGACCAAATACAAAAGCGGCAAAGGGCACCTGGAATCCCGCCTTGTGGAAGTGGAGCAATGGTGGAAGCTGCGCCACTGGGAATGGATGCAGGAAAAGGGCGCGCAGGGGGATATGAAGACCGGCAGCGCGTGGCTTTTCAACGTTATCGTTTCCAAGCATGCGGACGGCATCCAGAGCATCCCCGAAGCCAATATCCTGCCCCGGGAAGAGGGGGACAAGCAGACCGCGAAGATGCTCTCGTCCATCATTCCCTGTATCCTCGACCAAAACAAATTTGAGCAGGCGTACAGCGAGATCCTGTGGCAGAAGCTGAAGGGCGGCACGGGCGTATACGGCATCTTCTGGGATAAATCCCGGCACAACGGCATGGGCGATATCGCCATCAAGAAGGTGAATCTCCTGCACCTGTTCTGGGAACCCGGCATCAGCAATATTCAGGACAGCCAGCAGGTTTTCCATGTGGAGGCTGTGGATATCGACATGCTGAAGGGCCAGTATCCGCAGCTGGGCGATGCAAACCTTTCAAGCGGCGCTGTTTCCCTGCGCAAATACATCACAGATGATCCTGTGGACACCAGCAACAAAACTGCCGTGATCGATTGGTATTATCACAGCTACGAGGGCGGCAGGAAGGTGCTGCATTTCTGCAAGTTTGTGCTTGATACCGTGCTTTATTGCACGGAGGATGACCCGGAACTTGCAAACAGGGGCCTTTACGACCACGCGCTGTATCCGTTTGTGCTGGACGCGCTGTTCCCCGTGGAGGGCAGCCCCTGCGGATTCGGCTATATCGATGTGTGCAAGAACGCGCAGGAGCAGATCGACATCCTGAATCAGGCGATCATCAAAAACAGCCTGGTCAACGCAACGCCCAGATACTTTATCCGCAGCGATGGCAGCGTGAATGAGAAGGAATTCATGGATTTCACGAAGCCTCTTGTGCATGTGACTGGCAATCTGGGTGCGGACAGCATCGTGCCCATCACCACGCCCCCGTTTAACCAGACCCCCATCGCCGTGGTCAACAACAAGGTGGGTGAGCTTAAGGAGACCAGCGGCAACACCGACAGCTCCAACGGCATTACGCAGAACAGCTCTCAGGCGGCAAGCGCCATCGCGGCATTGCAGGAGGCCAGCGGCAAGGTGAGCCGCGCTTCCACGCTGAGCGCCTACCGGGCGTTTTCCGAGGTTATCACTCAGGTGATTGAGCTGATACGGCAGTTCTACGATATGCCCCGGCAGTTCCGCATCATGGGCGATGTGGGCGATGAGCAGTTTACCACGTTTACCAACGAGGCCATGCAGCCCCAGCATCAGGGCATGTTCGCCGGAAAGGATATGGGATACCGGCTGCCTGAATTTGATGTGCGGGTTAACGCGCAGGCCAAGACCGCCTATACCAAAGCGGCGCAGAATGAGCTGGCGATCACCCTGTACAACCAGGGCGTATTCAACCCGCAGATGACGGATCAGGCGCTGATGCTGCTGGATATGATGGACTTTGACGGCAAGGACAAGGTGATGCAGAAGGTGAGCCAGAACGGCACCCTTGTGCAGGAACTGGCCAAATACCAGCAGATTGCCCTGCAGCTGGCACAGCAGATCGACCCCATGATGGCGCAGCAGCTGGCCCAGAGCATCATCGGCGGCGCGCAGGCACAGGGCGCGATGCCCGCAGCCATGCCGCAGATGGGCATGGGCGATCCCGGCGGCAGCGCATCCAAGATGAGCAAGGCCAGAGCGAGGGCGCAGGGGGCAAGTCAGCCCGGTTGAGAGGGGGGCTGACATTTGCCCTGTCTGGTTTGATACAATAATCGCATAGAGTCGTCCACTTACGGACAGAGGAGATTTTTATGGATAATACTTATAAATTCAACCTTCAGCTTTTCGCAGACGGCGGCGCGGGTGGCGCTTCCGGCGGCGATGGCGGCGCGGCAGCCGGGGCTGACGGTGCAACGGGCGTAAATGTTCCCGCCGCCGGGGAACGCAAGAGCAGAAGGCGCGAAAATCCGCTGGCTGGTGTGCAGTACGGCATCCAGCAGCAGAACGCACAGCAGGTCGCACCTGCACAGGACGAAGCCGCGAACACCGGGACGGACAACGGCGAAGACGATTTCGAAAGCCTGATCAAGGGCAAGCACAAAGCCGCTTTTGACGCTAAAGTGCAGGATATCATCCGCAATCGGTTCAAGACCAATAGCGATAATGAGAAGCAGCTGGAGGCGTTGCAGCCCCTGCTTGAGGCCCTTGGCAAGAGGCACAACGTGGATCCGACTGACATTGACGCACTTATGAGCGCAGTGAGCATGGACGATGAAGCGCTTGAGGCCGAGGCTATCGAACGCAATATGAGCGTTGACACCCTGAAGACCGTTAAACAGCTGGAGATGCAGAACGAGCGCATGCGTAAAAATGAAGAGCGCAGCGCAGCGGAACAGCGCATGCAGGAGCATTTCAATTCCCTGGCACAGCAGGCACAGAATCTTAAGGGCATGTACCCGGATTTTGACCTGATGACAGAGCTTAAAAACCCCGCGTTTGCGAGGCTGACGGCTCCCGGAGTTGGGATCGATGTGAAGACCGCATATGAGACGGTGCATCTGGCTGATATCAAGGCGCAGGGCATGCAATACGCGGCGCAGCAGACGGCACAGAAGATGGCCAACGCAGTGCGCAGCAACAGCATGCGGCCCGTGGAAAACGGTCTGACAGGGGCGCAGAGCGCAACCACCGTTAAATCCGACCCGCGACAGCTGACCCGCGCGGACAGAGAAGAGATCCGGCGCAGGGTTGCAAGAGGGGAAAAAATCGTATTCTGACGATATTCCCCTGACCAAAGACAAGAAAGGGGAAAATTACTATGTCTGAACTTTTTAACATGAATATGCAGCTGTTCGGCGCTGGCGATCTGGTAAACGCCACCACCGCATATGTAAACAGCAATGATGCTTCCGATGTCACTCAGTTTTCTGGTGCGAACGATCTGTCTCCCACCATGAAGACCTATTACGACACCGAACTGCTGGAGAATGCCCGCAGCGAGCTGATCTTCGCGCAGTTTGGTCGTAAGCAGCCCCTGCCCGCCAACAAGGGCCGCACCGTGGAATGGCGCAAGTGGAACACTCTGCCCAATGCCCCCGTGCTGCAGGAAGGCGTTATCCCCACCGGCGAAAAGCTGGGCCAGACCACCCTGACCACCAGCCTTCAGCA